CGTTTATAATACCAGATCCTGAAGCCATTGTTTGAAATGAGTCTGGTTCTAATAAAATTAATCCTTCTGGCTCTGTTCTATCAGTTCTAGAGTCTTTTAAACCTTGTGGGTCACCAGCGTAAGCACGTGGCTCTAACTGTGGATGTTTAGATTCATATTCTGATATATGCACTAAAGATCCATTCCACTCTTTGACCATTTCACGATACGGAAACTCCATACCTGATCTATCTGATATTGCTTTTGCGTGTTTACCTCTTGCAAATCCTGTCATTAGACTCCCTCACCAAAGTAAGTTTTAGGTGTAATAAACGAACTAGAAGAAGATCCATCTTCTGCTAGAGCTCTTGCAAATTCGTCTTCGTATAATAATTTCATTGTTTGTATTCTATCTGGTGCATATTTTTGTGCTAAATAATAAGATAATCCTGATACCATACAAGGCACGAATCTGTATGGAACATCCGTTGCATCAGTGTATGTAGCATCTACATCTTGTATTCTTTTTACAAAATAAATGTGTAGATCTTTTGATGCGTTAGATGAGTCAGCAGTTGGATAAACAGTCAGTGTTGTTTTATCAATAAGTCTTTGCACATAATATTGTGATGGTGTGCCTTTTGATAATTTGTTTGCTAGTGCAGAATAAGCTGCTCTATTTATTTTTGAAAGAGCTTGATCAGCTTGTGTAGTTTGTGTTCGATTAGTTCTAAGAGTTACTTCTAATATATCAGCTACACCAAAAACACTTGATGGTGCATTTGTTGTTGAACTCGTCCCATCACCTGATGATCTAAAAAAATTATATTCTGTTTGACCTTCAATTAAATCTATATTGGTTTCTCCAACTTCCCAATAGTGAACACCTCTGTTACCCCATTCTTGAAAAAGAATGTTTAGAGATCTTCTTGCCGTTTTTAATTGATATCCCGAAACAGCTTGTAATCCAATTCTTTCGTATGCCTCTTCAATAATCTCATCGACTGCAAAAGTTTTATCAAACGTTACTGTTCCAGAAGTAGTATTAGCCATCTACCCTCCTAGTAATTTTTTATAAACTCTGCAACAACTGTATAAGTATTTCCAGAATCAGCTGCACCTGGTACAACAAAATTTACGTCGTTTTGATTTGAGTTTGATGAAGTGTTTGCTGGTATTCCACCAAATTCTCTAAAGTCCCAGTATCCAGAATCTATTAAAGTTATGATTGGAATATCTCCATCAGAATCTTCATAGTCTAAACGAGCAAAAGAGTCTTGACCATCTCCATTTGAACATGACCACCAAACTCTTTGTAAACTTACTGTAGTGCAAGACTGCCCTTGAGCGTTAGCCGCTAGTGCAGATACATCCGCGAATACAGTTGTTCCACCGGTTCCATCTGATTGGTTTACTATTTTTATGGTCACTCTCTTGTCATTTTGTTGCAAGATAGTTGGACCTGTTACTGTGTCTGCCATTGTTTCCCTCCTTAATCAAGAAACTGTGGGGGCCGAAGCCCCCACAAAATTATATATTACTGATCTGCAAATGCAGGTGCGTCTGCACCTTCTGCATAACCCCAAATATAGTAATTAGTACTATCTTTAGCCACAATGTTAATTTCAAACAAACCACTGTCTGTAAGAGTTAACTTTGAGTTAGAGTTTCCATCAGCATAAACTGATACGTTATCAGCGTTAGAATCTAAGTGCACAATACCACCTAAAAAGAAATTACTATTCCCTGGTGTTACGATAATTAGATTTTCTGTTTCCTCTGCAGCACCAGCGTAGAAAAGCTTATAAGTTTGTCCAGCGACTGGAGCAGGTAGAGTAATAGTTCTATTGCCTCCGATTGCAGGAACCGCAAGCACTCTCCCACTATGTGTAGCAGCATCAAGAGTTTTGTTTTCATCTCCTAATGCTACAGGTGCATCACCCATAGTGATGATTTCAGTAATCGCTCCAGTAGTAGAGTTTTTACTGATAGTTTTAACTGTAGTTTCAGATCTAACTGGACCTGAAAAAGTTGTTGTTGCCATAATTATATCCTCCTAGTTTTGAACATGGTCTCTAGGCCGTCGACTATACTCGTCCACGCTCAAATTAATTGTATAGTAATTTTTGTATATAGTAGATTTATAAAAAGTGCAAGGTATCCTTACAAAGTGTAACCACTTTTATGTATTGCCTAGTTAGCTAGCGAAAAGATGTACTTCTAAATCTTTAGCGTTTCTAGGGCTCTCTTGTTCTCTTAAGATAGATCTAATAACTGTTTTGATCTCATCTCCAAGAACCGACATTTCTGGTGTTACTTGTCCTTGATTTTCAAGAAACATCTCGTTCCATCTAGACTCGAGTCTTAGTTTCTTCGAGAACAGTAACATTTTGTCTTCCGCCATTATTAACCTCCTCATAGGTTATATAAAAACCTGCATTATATTTTAACAGGTTTGGCTCCCATTCTATATCATTTTTTCCCAGATAGTCAATGATTTCTTTATGGGCATCTTCTATTTGAGAAATAGGTTCTTTTCTTTGAATATTAAACTTTGTTTGTAATTCTTTGGTAAAAATTTTAATGACGTACTCTTTCATGAGTTTGTTAATAGCATAAAAAAAGGGGGCCCGAAAGCCCCCTTTAGTTGTAATATTTTAATTATTACGCTCCTGGTGAGCCGAACATACCTCTAGGGTCTGAGAATCCGAATGAATATCTCTCTCTAGCTTTGTATCTAACGTTACCAGTAGTGAAGTCACCTTCCATAGCTGTTTTTACAGGTGATCTAACGAACATTTTCATTCCATTAGGCACGTCTGTTTTGATGAAAAATGCATCAGTGTCAGTTAAGAAGTGGTTCACAGTATAACCCTGTGGAATCATTCCCATTGATCCGATTGCATTGATATCATTGTCAGCTGTTCCAGTTCTACCTGCAGACTTCATAAGTCTTTCAGCAGTAAATTGTAGCTCAGATGGAATAATCATTTTTACTCCTCTTGCTGCAATTTTTAGACCTCTCTCATCAGTAAATGCTGCAATGTCAATTAAAGACTGCTCTAACGATGTTTCGTTTAAGTCAGCCGATGTTGACAATTCGTTTCTGAATGTTCCAGCAACGATTGGGTGGTCAGTCGCACAAAGCTCCTTACCATCTCCACCAG